TTGATCGCAGGTGTTGGTGGTATTCAGCCAAAAGATTTTATGATAATGCTGGGGCAGATTGTGGTTGAGGTGACAAAGCGTCATTTGGAAGATCCAAAGATTAGAGAACTTGCATATATTTATCTGTTAGAGAAAGTAACTGAGACGTTAAAAAAGACAGTTCTGGAAGAGAAGAGAGGAAAAAGAAATGAGGACTGATGCTTTTATCCCAGAAAATGCTAACGAGGAGACCCTGATGCTTCAGGGACGGATCAATGCCCTGGCTGCGGTGCTGGCCTATACCAAGGGTGAGGCAATCAGTAAGGAACTGGTGAAAGCGATTGTCGGGATTGAGCCGGAGGAGGATGTGTAGCGATGTATGGATATGTCTGTAAGCACTGTGGAGCCAGGCTGGATCCTGGAGAAAAGTGCGACTGCGAGGAGGAGAAACAATGGTCACCAGGACTGTATTCCAGAGCCGGGAAGAATGGCTGGAAGGAAGAAAAGGACACATCGGCGGTTCGGATGCGAGCGTGTGCGTCGGCATGAATCCCTATAAGGATAATATCCAGTTATGGGAGGAGAAGACGGGCCTGGTAATCCCGGAGGATATTTCCGATAAATCTTATGTGAAATATGGAACAGAGGCGGAGCAGCATATCCGCGCTCTGTTCGCTCTGGATTTCCCACAGTATCAGGTTCTGTATGAAGAAAATAACATGTTCCTTAATTCTGATTACCCATGGATGCATGCGTCCCTGGATGGGGAGCTGATCGATGAGAATGGTCGGCATGGGATACTGGAGATTAAGACCACCAATATCCTTCAGAGCATGCAACGGGAGAAGTGGCATGACCGGATCCCGGACAATTATTACTGCCAGATCCTGCATTACCTGGCAGTGACGGAGTATGAGTTCGCGGTATTGAAGGCTAGGCTGAAAAGCGAGTGGAAAGGTGAACTGATCATCAAGGAAAAGCACTATTTCATTGAGAGAAGCGAAGTAGAAGAAGATATCAAAATGCTGGTGGAGGCGGAGAGAAGGTTTTGGGAATGCGTAGAGAGTGGACACAGGCCGGATCTGATCCTTCCGGCAATTTAAAAATGAAGGAGAAAAAGTATGGAACTGAAGATCTACAGCCCGCAGGACGCGGGATTTATCCAGCGGATCGACTGGAACTTTGAGGAGCTGAAAGCGGAGATCACTGCGGCCGCTCAGGAGTATGAAACTTCTGTTTACACGGATGACACGATCAAGGCGGCAAAGGCTGACCGGGCAAAGTTAAATAAGTTTGTGGATGCCCTGGAGGGAAAACGAACCGAGATCCGTAAGAAACTTCTGGAACCGGATGAACTCTTTGGACAGCAGGTAAAGGAACTGACCGGGATCGTCCAGAGGGCGATCAAGAACATCGATGGCCAGGTAAAAGACTACGAGGAGCGCCAGCGGAAGGAAAAACTGGACAAGGTCCGGGAGTTTTATGAGGAGAATATCCAGGATCTGGCGGAATATCTTCCCTGGGAGCGAGTGATGAAACCAGAATATGGCAATGCCTCCAAGACGATGAAATCCATCAAGGAAGAGATCATGGCGCTGATCCAGAAGGTGGCTGAGGGACTGGCAATCTTAAATGAGGTGGACAGCCCTTATGCCAGAGACATGAAGGAGGTCTTTTTAAAGACCTATGACATCGGCACCGCCATGGCAGAGAGAAACCGCCTGGAAGCCGCGGAGCAGAAGCGGAAAGAATACGAAGCAGAGATGGCCAGAAGAAAAGCGGAACAGGAAGCCAGAAGAAAGGCAGCGACCCAGGCGGTGGCAGCTGCCGGAAGAAAAATGGAGGAGAAGGAACTGCCACCAGCACCGAAAGAAGCGATTGAGACGGTGCAGGATTCAGTCTATGTATTGGATTTCCGTGTCCATGCAACGGAAAAGCAGTTGGATGATCTGAAATACTTTTTAAGAAGCAACGGCATCCGGTTTGAGCCGGTACCGAAACAGTAGAAGGAGGAGTAAAAAGATGGCAGTAGGAAACAGTTTAGCGAGGAGACCGCAGAAAGCAAGCCTGGCGGTTTACCTTACCAATGATGCGGTAAAGAATCAGATCAATAACGTGATCGGTGGGAAGAACGGTCCGCGTTTCATTTCCAGTATTGTCTCAGCTGTGCAGGCAAATCCGGCGCTTCAGGAATGTACCAATCCCAGTATTCTGAGCGCAGCGCTTCTCGGGGAATCCTTAAATCTTTCGCCGTCCCCGCAGCTTGGACAGTATTACCTGGTTCCATATGCAAACAATGACGCGAATACAACGGAAGCACAATTTCAGCTTGGATACAAAGGCTATATCCAGCTGGCAATCCGCTCCGGCCAGTATAAGAAACTGAATGTGCTTGCGATCAAGGAAGGAGAGCTAATCCGTTTTGATCCACTGAACGAAGAAATTGAGGTCAGACTGATCCAAGATGAAGAGAAAAGGGAAAACGCCCAGACGATCGGATATTACGCAATGTTTGAATATACAAATGGTTTCAGAAAAGCGATGTACTGGAGCAAAGCAAAGATGCTCGCCCATGCGAAGAAGTACAGTCCTGGATATAGGAAGGATCTGAGTAAAGGGACACAGTATACGTTCTGGTCAAAGGATTTTGATGGCATGGCATATAAAACCATGCTCCGCCAGCTGATCAGCAAGTGGGGGGTCATGAGCATTGATCTGCAGTCTGCGATCGACGCGGATATGGCAGTGATCAGAGAGGACGGAACCAAGGATTATGTGGAAAATGAACAGGATATTGTTCAGGATCAGGCGTTCCAGGAAACTGTTCCAGAAGAAAATATAGAAAAAGAAAAGAATGTGGATCAGAGAGAAGCTGTGGATCCGGCGGCAGCATTTTTTAACTAAGATCCTTTTGGCAGGATGATGTGTCACAACATTGAATGCCATGGAATATAACCTTTTGGGGACCGGTGAACCTGACTGTCTGCCGGTCCCAACCAAGTGAAAGTAAGGCGGTGATGACCATGCCAAGGCCACAGAAGCGCGGGCTTGATTACTTTCCGTTAGACACAGATTTTTTCTCAGACAATAAGATCCGGATACTGAAAGCCCGCTATGGGGTAAATGGGATCATGGTTTATATTTATCTGCTTTGTGAGATCTACAAAAACGGCTACTACTTAACCTGGGACAGTGACCAGAAGTATATCATGGCCGATGAACTGAATCTCACGGATGGGTTCATAGAGCAGGTGCTGGCATTCTTACTTGAACGGTCACTGCTGGAGAGCAAACTTTTCCTGTCGGACACTGTCCTCACCTCACCCGGAATACAGAGGAGGTTTCAGCTTGCCGTGAAAGAGCGGGCAAAGAAAACTCCGGTTAAAGTAGAGGGTTTCTGGCTTTTGGATGAAGAAACGACGGAACCCTTTATTCAAGTGCAGCTTCAAGCAGGTAATTCCGTGAAAAATGAAGATATTTCCCGGAAAAACGTGGATAGTTCACAGGAAAAATCCCTAAAGGAAAGTAAAGAAAAGAAAAGTAAAGGAAAGCAAAGTAAAGAAGGGAAAAGCGCTGCGGCCAAGCCGCCCGAACCAGACCGGCTGATCGCTGAGTGTGGCTTCTCCCTGGATCTGGAAGAGGCGGTGAAGGACTGGGTGACCTATAAAGCGGAGAAACGCCAGGCTTATAAGGAAACTGGTTTCAAGAACCTGCTTTCCCAGATCAAAGGCAATGCGGAGCGGTATGGAGACTGGGCGGTTGCCCAGTTGATCCGGGAGTGTATGGCAAGCAACTGGCAAGGGATCATCTTTGACCGTCTGCAGAAAGAAAAGAACAGTAACCGCTCCGGCACTGGAAACGGTAACGGGGTAGATTGGAGCAGGGTATGACGAGAGACGAAGCGAAACATCTGGTGATGATGGTATCGGCGGCTTATCCGAATTGGAAACCGCTGAACCTGACAGAAACGGTAGATACCTGGGCGGTAATGTTGGAAGAATTTGACCATGATGAGTGCTTGGCTGCTTTAAAATCTTATATTTTGACGGACACCTCTGGTTTTGCACCAGGAATTGGGCAGGTGATTGATCGGCTTCAGCGGAGAAGAGAGGGACGGGAACTGGGAGAGTTAGATGCCTGGTCCATGGTCAGCAAAGCACTCCGGAATTCCACGTACCATGCTGAAGAAGAATTTGCCGCCCTGCCTCCGGTGCTTCAGAGGACGGTGGGAAATCCAAGCAATCTGAAGGAGTGGGCGGGAATGGAGATGGACACGGTCAACAGTGTGATCCAGTCCCATGTGGTACGGAATTACCGGGCGGCAGTGAAATCCATGCGGGATGACGCTAAGATCCCGCCGGCTTTGATGGGACTGCTGCAGGACATGAGAAAAGAACCAGAGTGGGTAAAGATCCAGAAACCACAGGAACAGCCAGCGCTTGGCAGCGAAAGCATGATTGAGAAAAAGACGCCGCCACCAGAGCGGACTCAGAGGCTGATCGATGAACTGTTACATAGAACGTAATAAGACAGGGGTGAGAAGATGGAGAATGAGAACCAGAACGAGATTGTTGAAAGCCAGAATACAGAGATTGCGCCGGAGCAGAGGTACTACAACGGTCCGGTGACCCTTGAGGAAGCGGAGTCTTATATCACTTCCGGCCTGGTCAGTACGGCAAGAAATTATGTGGCCATCGGCTACTGGCTACGTCGGATCCGTGACGGGAAATTGTACGAGGAAGAGGGACATCAGAATTTTGAGCAGTACGTGCATGAAAAATATGGCAAAGACAAGGGATGGGCGAGTAAGTGCATCAAGGTGAACCAGCAGTTATCTAAGGACGGGGATTCCCCGCTGCTGGACAGCCGGTACCGGGACTACAGCACCTATCAGCTGGTGGAGTTGGCTTACATGACAGAGGAGCAGCGGGAGCAGGCAACACCAGAACAGACCGTAAAGCAGCTCCAGGAGATCCGGAAGCCAAAGGAGATCCCGTATTATGACATCGATGGCCAGCAGGAGATGGAAAAGGATTATCCGGAAGTGATCCCGGTTGTGATGTCACAACTTTTTCCGGAAGAAGAGATCCCGGAACAGGAAGAGCAGGAACCGCCGGTGGTGGAACAGGCAGAGGTTTCCCAGTATTTTGAGATAGAGAAGGAAGAGGAGACGTCTGCTGCCGATGAGCCAGAAAATGCTGCCGAAAAGCAGCGGACCGGAAACTGCCTGTATGCCACGAACCATTTGTGTACGCTTTCAGAAGAGGCAAAGCGAAGTCCTGGGATTGGAGAAGATTGTACCAACCATTGCTGTTTCGGATGTGTGAGGCATGGGGACTGTAAGATGGAATGCACAGTGTCAGCGGATCATTCAGAATTGCAAAATGTACTGGAAAACGATGTAGAAAAGCAGCAGGGAGAAGATCGGATAAAACCAGAAGAGAAGCAGGTAGATGTGAATTCAGAGGATTGCGAGGAAAGTGATGATGCATCATCGGCTGAGATAACAGATCTGCAACTTTTGAGAGATATGCTGGAAAGAAAGAAGCGATTACTGGCTACAAACCTTGCAATTCCTGGGATTGATGAATCGGACGAGCATATCCGGATGCAGAAGTTGGAAGTAGCTGCGCTGGCGTCAGCGGTATGTGATCTGGAGAATCTCATCGAGCCGGAGGAGACTGTTGATGAGAAACCGGAACAGCCGGAACTTCTTTACTTGCGAAACAATGATCAGAGAGCTGCTTTTATTGATGCTTATGAGTCCTGGCCGTTATGGATCGAGACAAAGGAGACAGGAGAACGATACTATCGGTATGAGCTTCCAGATGGGGTCAGTTTTGTAGTGAAAACATATCACTCGATGCTGTATGACTATAAAGCAGGAGTTGGGATGCGATACAAAGAGGGATATGGAGCAAACGAACAGTATATTTTGGAACCCGGAAAGTTCTTCCGGGACTGCCAGAGTAACCGGTCATCCATGATCGAAAAATTAAAAGAACTGCAGAAAAGGGAGAAAGAATCATGATAGGGTTGGGAGCAAAGAATCCGATCCGGGAGAAGGAACTTCAGCGATTGAAGAATTCCATCAAGATCGGTGACAGGATCAACGTCAAAACCTTGAAAGTCAGCCAGGGCAGACATGCATCTGGTGCCACTAGCGCTATGGCAGTGGTGAGAGGAACCGTGGTAGCGAAGTATCCACATCTGGTGCTGGTGGTGCTTTCAAGTGGCTTAATGGAAAGTGCGACATGGGCGGAGCTGGCAGTGCAGAAGAGAGAAAAAAGCCAGAGTGGCAGGAGGTAACGTATGGAAAGATTGATACAATTCGGTGATCAAGGAAACTGGTGTTTGAAGGGTGTGAGGTGGGAACAACTTCAGGCGGGTCATATGATTACTTTAGATGTGGCAGAAAAGCTGTACGATGCGCTGAACAAGCTGAAGGATTATGAAGCAACTGATGAGATATATAAGCTGATGAAAAAACTGGTTCAAAATTATGAGGAGACAAACAAGATTGCTATCGAAGATTTTGAATCAAGACGAAAGTGGATATCAGTTGATGAAAGACTTCCAAGGGATAGTAAATGGGTATTAGTAACCGTGAAATGTCATCGCTGGATTAGTGATTATGATGCAAAAAATATGCCAGAGGACGAAAAGATAGATCATCCAGAGAAAGTCTACTGCACCTTAGGCATGTATAAAAAGGATGGTGGCTGGAAATATATTGATCTGGAAATGGACGATGATGAACCTACCGCATACTTTGAAAATGATTGCAGGGTAGAGGATTTAAGCTATCCGATGACGGAGGTGATTGCCTGGAAATTGATGCCAGGAATATACAGAGAGGAGACTGAGGATGAAGAGACAGATTAATTTTGAAACAGCTATGGAACTGGCGAAGAGAGGCAAGGAAGTATTTACATTAATGCCTACAGACGGCAGTGACTCATGGGTGTTAATGGAGCCTGGAACGTTGGAAGAAATGCTGGAGGGTGTTCTGTTCTTTGAGGAGACGGATGAACCAGTCCCGGCAAAAATGAAAGTAGATAATAGTACACTGGAATGGCTTCAGAAACGATTTGAGGTAGCTAAGTAGAGTCAATATGCGTTAACTCAATTAGGAGTTGAGTTAAATTGAAAATTATTAGGGAGTTGGAGGTGAGACCAGTGGACAAGGATGTTCTCGTCCAATATCGCGAGATGAAAAAAGAGGCCAAAGATTTAAGGAGGAGAATCGAAAAGTTGAATCGGTTCCTGGCTGATCCACCGATTGTTTCCGACACGGTGAAAGGAACCAGGAAAGACGGAACCATTGGTCCGATCAAAGTCACCGGCATTCCAGATCCGGAGATTTCCCGGAAGCAGAGAGCCAGGGAGCGGTACAGAAAGTTGCTAGAGGCGAAGGAGGCGGAGCTGCTGGAACTGATGGGGCAGGCAGAGGAGTACATAGGCAGTATTAAAAAATCGGAGATACGGATCATGCTGCGGTTGTATTGTATCGATGGGTTATCCTATATTGCAGTAGCCAGAAAAATGAATAGCATGTTCCCGGGAAGAAGGATCA